TCTACTTGTTTCATAATATCTCCAATTTGATTCGGTTTAACTACGTTGACTGTAATCTGCTTAACCACATCTCCTTCATGAGCAACCTCAGTCTTTTCGATATACCCTCTTCTCTTGCCTCTAGTCTTAAGTAAGAACATGGTCGCTAAGGTATCACCCCTAGCAATCCTCTCCATCAGCTTTTGTTCGCCAAAGTCAAGCATAATCTCCTCAGGCTCGATTTCAGCTAATCTCTTAGCAAACTCAGGGTCATCCTTCAGCCAAGTCTTATACTGCGTCCTACCGACTCCAGAAGCCTCACATGATATGGTTATATTGCCAAAGTTCTCCTTATAGGCTATGATAAATGCCTCTTTAGCTATTTCTTTGAATTGTGCGTTCATATTATCTATTCTTTGTTGGTGTGCGAATTGAAATAATGCTAGTAGCCTTCTTTTCTAGGTGCTCATGACCTAACCATTTGCCACATTTAGTACATTCGAACTGAGTAGTCTTGATTTGACTAAACCAAACATATCCTTCAGTAATCGTACCACATTTACAAGTGTACTCTCGTTTGCCGTAAGTATCTTTCATCTCAAATGTTTAAAAATGTTAAAATCATTGTTTTATATCAGAATATTGGGGGGCACAAGGGGGTAGTTAGATTATTCACGCTAAAAAATAGGGTAGGGGGTAGGGTGGGGGAGTGGTATCCCCTATCACTTAACATAATATATATTATTGGTTGTTTGCTCTCCCCTATTTGGTGGATCATTTGTGGCGGTTTAGTCCGCTAAGTTAAGCGTAAATATTTAATGATTGGAAAGGGACTCAAAGGGGAAAAGTAAAACTCAAGGATAGTATTATATTAATACATACTACTACTATAATATTATAAGTTAATTAAATTAGTAATATTAGTTAGTACTATAGTATAGTATTATTAATATAATATTAAATTAGTTATTTAACAATTGATACTAAAATACTTAGTAATTATATATAAACGTTAACAAAATTTTAACAAAATACTTTTAATTATTTACAATTGTTTTAAATTGTTTACATATCTTTAGGTCCTATTAATAACAAACAAAAACCAAACAAAATGCAAAACTTTAGTAACTTTCTTTTAATTACTCAATTTATTTTATTTATCCTGGTATTGTCAAACATGGCCAGGTTATTATCTGATTATCTAATAACTAAATTTAAATAATATGATTAACATTATTGATCTAGCTATCTATCTAATTATTGGGACTCTATTAATAACATTACTAAAAACAATCTGGCAGGAAATTACAAACAATTAAAAACATAAACATGCAAACAACAACAACAAGAAAAACAAAAGGCTTAGAAAGTGATCTAAAAGAAAGAGCAAAAGCTGAAATAATCTTAAGCGCTGGGCCTTATGGCTTTGGTAGGACCTGGGAGCTTAAAGTATATGGCAAGCGCTTTTATCTGGGCCAGGACGCGAAAGTATGTTCTAGGCTTTTAGGCTTAGATCCTAAGGAAGTTATTAACTTAATTAGAGGTAACAATATTTCGGACGATAAGATAAACAACAATTTAGCTGTTTTAATTATTGACACAATAGGACTAAGCTACGAAAGCGCGCAGGATCTGGAAGCCTGGGCCCTAGCATGCGATTAAAAACAATTTATAAACTACAAAAAAACAATATTATGAACTTATTAAAATTTCAAAGCGGTAACGCTAAACTAGGGAAAAACATCTTTACCTTTTCATTACCTGCAGGCCACAGCTGCCCTTTCGCTTCTGACTGTTTAAGTAAAGCGGACCCAATGACTGGAAAGCTAACAGACGGACCAGAAACTAAATTTCGCTGCTTTGCTGCTAGTGCTGAGGCTGTTTATCCTGCTGTTAGAAAAGCGCGCTGGCACAATTACGATCTTTTAAGAAAAGCTAAAAGCTTAAATAGTATGGCTTCTTTGATACTTGAAAGTATACCAAAAAAAGCAGGTATTATTCGAATTCATGTTTCTGGGGACTTTTTTAATGAACAATATTTCAGGGCCTGGGTATATGTGGCCCAGCAAAGGCCAGAGGTACTTTTTTATGCATATACTAAAAGCCTTAATTATTGGGTGAACAATATTTTAACAGTGCCAGATAATTTTAAACTTAATGCAAGCGAAGGCGGCAAATTAGATGCCCAGATATTAGAACATGGCCTAAAATTCGCTAAAGTTGTTTATAGCCCTGAGGAAGCGCAAGCCCTGGGCCTATTAATAGATCACACAGATGAAGCAGCATATAAGACAGAGGAAAGCTTCGCGCTGTTAATACATGGCCAGCAGCCTAAGGGATCAAAGGCCAGCGCTGCAATTAAGGACCTAAAAGCTAGAGGCGTAAAATATAGCTATAGCTAAAAAATATATTTTTTTGCCCTGGGCTTAATGCCTGGGGCTTTTTTATATCCTGGGCAATTTAAGGGCTAGCCAGTTCGAAGCTGGGCCAGGAGCTAACCAAAATTAAATTTTATGACAATTTACGGACTTAAGGGCTTAATTAAGGCCCTGGAAAAAGAAAATAAGCCAGCAAATAAATATTTGCTAGAGTTTTATCAAGATTTATACCAGGAGCAATTGCAGCAAATAGCTGACAAGGTACAAAAACAACTGGACGAGGAAACAAAGAAGGATCTATATTATAAGTCTAAAGCCTGGGAGGACCACCTCGCTAGATAATTAATTTAAAAGCCCTTTTAGGGCATAAATTTATTTTTATGTATAACTTATCTAAACTAAAAAAAGAAGCCAGCCTAGGGCCTTAAAATAGCCTTAAAATACTATTTCAGGCCTGGGCCAGCATATGCAAAAGCATTAAGCAAAACTAACACTTATTAGTTGACTAATCAACTAATTTATAGAATTTTGCAACTACTTTTCAGTTGCAGGCAAAAACCTGCCAAAAACCCTATGCAAAAACTCCCCAAAAAACCCACAAAAATCTGGGGCAAAAATCTTTTGCATGGACAAAAACTCTTGCAAAGCTTTAACAAAATATTAGCAAAAAACTTTGAAAGATATCCAAAAAACTACTAATTTTACCAAACAATTACAAACAAAACAAAAATCCCATGCACGAATTAATCACACTCAGTTATCAGATGAAGTGCGGTATTACTGGCACTATCATAGACAAAGGCGAACAAGCCTATTACAACCATCAGACAAAAACTTGCATTCATCCATTAGAATATGAGAAGAATATGAGCCAGGTCAAGATAGGTGATCCAAAAACCTACTTTACAAGACACCAAAAACTTAACAAATAAAACAAACAACACATGAAATTCGAGTTCGTACAAGAAACAGACCAAATCTTAGGTAGCACAATGTACTACACAAAGCAAGAAGGTATCATCATTAGTGGATCATTTAACAAGGATAAGGATGAAGCTTATGCCATCTTTGAAAAACTAAGTAATGGTATCCCATTAAGAATAACAGAAGTCCTAGAAACAAAAACCTATCAAAAACCCTCTCAGGAGGAATAAACCAACACAATGCTGAAACTAACCCTCGATCAAAAGAAAAAAGGTATCAAAGAAGAGTTTACCTATGTAAACAGTAACGGACGAATGTCAAAACAATACACCTACAAAGGGATGTATATAACATGGGATAACCAAATCCTACATGGCAAATGGTATTACTGGCGTAGTAGTTATTACGCTTCTTTAGATGCAGCAGTTCAAGGAATAGACAGACATATCAATCACTTTAAAAACACAAACAAATGCTAGAGATTACAGATTACAAAAGCCTATTTAAGTATGGGGACATGAAAAAGATTATGGAGATAACAGGCTATAGTCGTTATGTAATAGAAACAAGACTTAAAAACAATGATTACGAGATGACAGAGTTAATCAAAACATTCTATGCCAAAAAACTTGAAATACTTAAAACACAAATCAATGACTACAGCGAAATTTAGAACACCAAGAGAGCAATTACTTGCACAAAAGCCTAAATTGGTAGATACATCTAAAATAAATCATGATCAACTTATAAATGCTGTTAAAGAAGTATTTGATATATCTAATAAATCTTTAATAAAAAAGTGCAGAGAAAGAGATTTTGTACTTGCAAGAAATATGTGCTATTTTATTTTACATATGGAATATAAACTTAGAGCAAGTCAAATCGCACCATTGTTCAAAAGAGATAGGACTACAGTACTATATGGCATTAATACTTTTGTAAATGATGTTGAAATAGTACCATATTATATGGAAAAATACGAACAAGTAAAAAGCAAAATAAAAATTCCTAAATTATATTCAGATAACTATTAAAACAAACAAAATGCTATCATCATTCGCACACATGAACGAAACAGACAAAAAAATCTTTGTCGCTAAAATTATCCACAACATGAGCTACAGTCAATCAAGTTTTGAAACTATGGAGGCTATAGTTAAAATGTGGGAACAATACCCAATCAGAAAGGCTCAATTTTTTACACAACAAAATCAATTAACACATGGAACTGCAAACAACTAACAATGAATTTCAAGCACCTAGTTACCACATGGTAAACAAGGACTCTATGCTTTCTTTATCTAACGAACTTAAAAGATTCGTTAAAGAAGCACACTTAGTATCTAACATCAAGGGTAAGGACTATTGTAACGTAGAAGCCTGGCAGATGGCAGGAGCTTCATTAGGTTTATTCCCTATCATTACAAGCGTACAAGACTTATCAAGTGAAAAAGAGATTAAGTACATGGCTACTTGCGAAGTTAGATCATACCAAGACAATAAGTTAGTGTCAGTAGGTATCGCAATATGCTCTAACAAAGAGGGTAGCAAAAAGTTCTTTGATGAGTATGCTATCTTATCTATGGCACAAACTAGAGCTGTTGGTAAAGCATTCCGTAATCAGTTAGCATGGTTGATGAAAGCTGCTGGATTCGAGGCAACACCTGCTGAGGAGATGGATTTTGTACATGAAGAGTCAAAAAAACCCTCAAAGCCAGTACAAGAGGTAGTTGCTGAAATCTTACAAGATGAGCCTACAAGAGAAGAAATAATGATGGAAGTGGCTAAATGTACTAAGGTTAAGCAATTAACTGACATATACTATACATACAAGCAATCATTTGACTCAGATGAAACATTGATGAAGGTATTAAAAATGAAAAAAGAAAACCTAAAATAATATGAATTTAACATTATTACCCAAAGTAGAACTTGCTTCTATTGAGCCTAACAAATTTGCTATTGAGTTAATCAAGTCGCAGATAGTAGATCACTTTACACAAACAGGTGAATCACCATTGGAACTACTCGTTAAGTCAGAGGCTGTTGTACAGCTTTTAGAAGGCATTAGAGCCGATTTAAAGGAGTTAGTACTAGATGAGCTTAGTAAGTATCCTGGAGGCAAGGCTGAGGTCTTAGGAAGCGAAATGGCTAAGTTTGAATCAGGGGTTAAGTATATCTATGACCAAGACTATACTTGGAGCAAGATGAATGACCAATTAGAGTCTATGAAGTTTGCTATCAAGGAAAGGGAAAAAATGCTTAGAACACTACCAACCTCTATGGTTGATCCTGAATCAGGCGAGATGGTACACCCAGCACCTAGAATTAGTACTACAACCTTTAAGATTAACTTAAAGAAATAAAAACTTTGACCACCTCAAGATATTAATATTTTTAACCAAAATAGTAATTGGGGAACTTGGGGTGGTTATTTTAATTTTATGATAATCATTTTAATTATAGCACTTTGGGAACTAGGTAAAAACCTATTCTATAAACTTATAAACAAATGAAACAAAAATTCATATTTACATACGAACTTGTAAAGTTTGTAGTAATATCAATACCACTAGCAATATTGCTATTTGTAACATTAACCATAATTAGTAAATTCAAGAATATATGATGGAGATTGCAGGATTAGAGAACTCAGTACCAGTGAGGATGATTTATGTTGACGATAAAAGTGAAGTATTGTTTAAATCTTTAGCTCATGCAGCAAGGACAACAAGAATAACACAAGACGCAATAAAGAAGTCTCTTAGTCCATTATTAAAGCGTAGATTTAAGCACAATGATAGAGATGTGATATTTAGAATAAAAAAATAACAAAACATGACACACGCATCATTATTTAGCGGTATAGGTGGATTTGACTTAGCCGCAGAATGGATGGGTTGGAACAACCTATTTCATTGCGAATGGAATCCATTCGGACAAAAAGTATTAAAACACCATTTCCCAAATTCAATTAGTTACAATGACATTACTAAAACAGACTTTACTATTCACTCAGGATCAGTTGACATCCTTACAGGCGGATTCCCTTGTCAACCATACTCAACCGCAGGAAAAAGACTTGGAAAACAAGATGAAAGACATCTCTTTCCTGAAATGCTTAGGTGCATTAAAGAAGTCAAACCAAGATGGGTTGTTGGCGAGAATGTTCGTGGACTTGTTAGTTGGAATGAAGGGATGGTATTCAACGAGGTGTGCGATGATTTGGAAAGCGAAGGTTATGAAGTCCAATCGTTTCTTATTCCAGCTGCAAGTGTCGGTGCACCGCACCAAAGATACCGAGTATGGTTTGTTGCTTACGCCCACGACAAGGGAAGAAGTACAAAATTTAGAGAAGTTCAAAGCGAGAATGGAAAAGTATCCAAATGGAACAACAATGCCGAATCTTGCGACACAAATAGTAGGAATGTTACCAACACCAAGAACTGCGGA